CCAGCTTTCTTTTGTGCAGCATCATGATACTGTTTTGCTAAAGTTACATATTCTTGTCGTTGTTTAGAATCTAATGCAAATAACTGACCACTTTGTAATTTTTGTGAATTATTTAATAACTTTTGATATAAACCACCGGTATCTCTTGCAGTAGCAAATTCAGTCTCACGCACAACAGAACCAGGGTCAAGCATCTTCATAAAACCAGTAATCAAAGCAATATCACCAGGGCCATTTTTTGCATTTGCAGAGGCTTCTAAATTAGATAAAATAGTACTAACTTCTCCAAATTTTTCTGTTCTTTTAGTATATTCTTTGCGTAACTTTTCTTCTTGTTCAAATGTTTTAGCAGGATCAACTCCTCCTGAAGCTTTCAAAGCCTCTAAGTTGAGTGCTGCGACTTTAGCTTCAGTACTTAATTTAGAAGTTCTTACTAATGCTTCATTTGTTTGTGCTTTTGTTAATCCAAGATCAAAAGCCATCTTTTCTAATCCTGCTAAAGCATTTTCATTTGCATATTTAGCTTTAATTTCTTCTTGTACTAGTTGTGCTTTTTGTAATGCTATTTGGTTAGCAGCCATCTCGTCTGCATTTTTTGATTCCGCTACTTTTATTTTTGCTTTAGCAACAGCATCATCAGCATCTGCTATTATTTTTCTTAATGCAGATGGTGCTGCTTCTGCAGTTGATTTTGCATTTACTATTTTTGTAAACTGATCAGGATCAAGATTAGACAATGCAAAATTTATTGTAGCTTGTGCAGCTTTTGTATTACCATCTTTTAAAAATTGAGGAACTTGTGCATAAATTCCTAATGGTTCTTTGGAGTTTGTTTTCGCTGTAACAAATTTTTCAAATTCTTGTAGTGCAACTTCTGGGTTACCCATTTGTAAAGCGTTTGAAACCCCCAACATTTGAGTAAATTCATTTTTTATCCTTTGCTCTCCAAATTGTTTTCTTTGTGCTTCAATAGCTGAAATCATAGCTGGACTTCTGCCATGTCTAGCTATTAATTTAGCAAAACCTTCTTGCGTTGGATTTTCTATTGTTGCTTGAAAGTCAGTTTGAAATGATCTTTGTTGATCTTCTAATAGATTACGAGCCTGTCTCTGTTGTAGTGCTTCTCCAAGTCCAGAAAATTGTTCAGTCAAATTAATTTGTGAACCCATGTAATTGATTGGAGGTTGTAAAGGATTAATCGCCATATATTTTCCTTAAAAAGTTCTTGCAGGAGAGCCAGAAAATCCTGCAGCGACTTTAGCAATTCCAAGAATATCACCAAATGCTTGACGATTAACATTTCCTGCAGCCAACTGACCACCAGCTATCGCAGCACCTTGCTGTGCTAGTAAGTTTGAAATATTTGAAGCTGATCGTTCACCAGCCTGTGCCTGTCCAGTTAATAAATTACTGATATTAGTTGCAGAACTTGTACCACCTGCAGCTTGACCTGCAGTAGCAGCTTGCCCTAACCTTGCTAAGAATTCTGTAGCACCTTGACCAGATGTGGCTAAATTTTGTGCAGCAGCACCACCCAATGCAGTTAAACCACCTAATCTTCCATATTGTTGTTCGATTGCTTGTTGCAATAAAGCCGGTCTAAATTGCCCTAAAGCAGCCTGAACATTACCTCCTCTTAACCCACCAGTAGCAGATGCTCTTTGTAATATTGCTTCTTCACCAGCTTGTGCTTGTGCTTGATAACCTGCATCTTGTTCAATACTGGCTATTGCCTGTCTTTGTCTTTCAGGGCCAAGTAAACCAGCTATGGCTTGTTGTTGTTCTAATGCAGGAGCACCACCAGCAGCATATCTTTCTAATATAGGCACAGCACCAAGACCTGCAGTTTGATATGTTCCAAAGCCACCTATTGCTGGTAATCCTGCTTGTGCATAAGGTGACATCAATCCTACTAATTTATTAAAAGCCTCTCTTTGTTCTATTACACCTTTTTCAGCTAAACCTACACCAATATCAAACTGTCTTCGCTGTTCAGCTATTCCTAATTCAGATGATCCAGCTTGCGTAGCTGCTGCTCGTTCTGCAGCTTGACCGGCTTGTTTTGCACCTGTAATACTTCCGAATACATCACCAATAAAATCACCGACAAAACTCATGCTGACCTCCATTCTTCTCTTGTAATACCGAGAATGTAAACATCTTTTAACACTCCATTTTGTAAACAAGCGTTTCTTCTACAACCTTCGTATTTCATGCCTAGTTTTAAACCATAATTTTTCGCAGTTTCTAAACCCTGAATAATATAAGCCGTAACCCTTGCTATTGGATTAGCAGTAAATGCCCAATCTAAAAAGGCTTTGCCTAATGTTCTTGAATAAGGTATTGATGTCTTTTTAAGAAAAGAATGCCACTCTATTTCTAAAGTTGAGAATCTAATAGCCATGAAAGCACCAGCAAATGTATCGCCAACCCATGCTGACAAATAAGTTACATTAGGATGATTAATTGGTGCAGATGCTCGATGATCATGCCCTACTTTTGTAATATAGGGATCAGAATAAACATCTGACAAATGTTCTTGAGTGATTCCTACAGTAACCGTTGGCATATAAACTCCGTTTTCAGAGTAAGCTGCTGGTGGCTTTGGATTCTCAGCGATTTAATTGTACCATTAATCTTCATATTCTTCATCTTCCCAAGCCTGACAAACTCGCATATCGTTACAGATAAAGTTCAGTTTTTCACAATGACCACGATAACCATAACCAGTATCGTAACCAGCCATCGGGATTCTTTCAATTCTTACCTGTGTCATCAATGAATTATCATAATAACCACAGTTTGAGCAATGTTTCCTTCTAGCATCTTTTGCATCGCATTGCATCGCATCTGCTAATGACTCATAAAAATCAGGATTAGACTTAGGATCATTACTAGGTTCTTCTGGCCCATAATGCCAATCTTTAACTGCAACTAAAAAATTCTCAGTATTCTCAGCCTTAGTTAAAAATTCTTCCTCTGTTGGAAGTCCATTAAATCCTCTAGGGATAACCATAAATTCCTTCATAACTTCTCCTATGTTATTTCTCGCCCAGAGGCACGAATCGTTAAACTGGTTGCTGCACTTGCAAGCGTAGATATAAAACTACTTGGCTCTAAAGCCTGACCAACTAACTCAGGACAAGTATAAGTTTCATCAACTGCAATGCTTCTAGCATCAATAATTAGATTAGCAGCTACGGCAGTTCCACCACTTGTAACCAAGTTTGCACTAAAAGTTACATTGTCAGCAGATGTATTTGTAACTGTAAATTTATCAATAATGGCTTTGCAATTAGTCGCAGTATATTGCGTTGTTTGCGTACCTTCTGCTTGTTTTGGTGGTATTAATACCTTAATCGTAACTGCCATAATATCTCCTTAAATAGCTTCTGCTCCACTAGCAATGATTGTTAAACCTGTTGATGTCGCTTGTATCTGTATCGTATCTCCAGCGTTCAAGACCTCAATTCCATTATATTGTAAGGCATTTGCAGTCGGTACTGGCACATCATATAAAAACGCATTTGTTGTTCCTGCAGTTCCTGCTGATGGTACTAAAAACACACGAACTGGTATATCTGCAGCCGTAGTATTAGCAATACTGAATTCTTTTAAAAGTGTACGAGTACTTGCTGGAACTGTATAGAGTGTAGTCACTCCAGTAGTGATTGCAGCCTGTCCTAGTTTGGTGGGTGTTATTACATCGAAAGCCATGTTAGTACCGTATTAGACCTGACTCTTTGGGTTTGATTTGCATAAGGCAAAATGCCTACGACATCGTGTTCTAACTCAATATTATTACGAATTGGTGCTAAAGCTAATAACTCTAAAGACTGTGCCAATCGAGGTATTGCATCTAAACTTAGTTGAATCTTCGCATTTAGTACAGCATTATTAATAGCAGTATCTTGTCCTAAGACAGGGATTGCATCTAAAGCCTGTTGAATTTTAGCATTAAGAACTGCATCTTCAACTGCTGTTTTTTGAGATAAACTAGCAATTTCAGCCAATGCACTATTTGCTGAAGCTGAAGCAGTATCTGCTTGATATTCAAAATCAGTACCTACAATTACTTGTAAGGTATCTACTGCTTGAAACAATAATTCAAACTGCTTAATCTGCTGTTGATCAGTCAGAAAAGTTGAGAGTTGATCTCTGGTTAAGTTGAGTTTAGTGAATGCCATTAGTATGCTAAAGCCTCAATTTGTGCTTCCAAACGAGCATAAGATACATGAGAATCACTATCACCACGAAAGCGTTGTATTCTCCAATTTCTCATGTGGCCTTGTTGAAACCATGAAAGCCTCTTTTTACGATTTCCTACTGTTCCTACTGAAATAAATCGATCTTGACTATAAGTTATTCCATCAACTGTATAGCTTGTGGATATTTGAGGCTCTGTTCCTACTTCTACATTTCCAGTTAAACCAACCAGCTCAAGTTGCTTCATTAAAGCACCCTTGCCTTCGTTATAAACAATCAATGTGCCAAACTCCCAACGGACTTGCTGACCCCAATGGTGACCTGTGTCTTGCACCAGATAACCAATATTACTTGTTTGAGGATCACCAACTAACCATTTGTCATAGCACCAGACTAGATTTCTTGCACGATATTGGTTAAACCCTACGATTGTACTTACCAAAGTAAACCATACTTGCGTTTGCAATGCTTGTGAGGCAGAAGCATCATAAACAATGGTTCGATCAGGTAAATGCACATATAAATGTTGATGACTTTTATCGTTTCTTGCTTCTATTTTTACCAAAGCTAATTGTGCTTCTGAATACTCTAAGAGTAAATTATCAATCTCTTGGGTACTAATCTTCTCAGTTTGTGCTGCAGCTCCAACATAGATTGCTGGTGCTTCGTTACGACCACTACCTAAAAAGGCAATTCTATCGACATAAACACAACAAGCAAAAACTCCTAGACAACCTTTTTGCACTTGAGCACCACTAATTACTTGAAATGGAAAAGGTATTGCTGCTGCAGTATTATCGTAGACTTCCATCGTATATCGATTGATTGCATAGACTTCATTTCGTAAACGCAACAAAGATGTGACTGGATCAGGATCAGCAATCGGTTCTTCAAAGGCAAATGCACCAATGGCAAATGGGTCTCCAATATCAGTAAGAAATAAGCGTTCACCATCAGTAAGCATATATCTGCCATCAATAAAGCAGAAGTCAATAACAAATCCAATAGTTACTGCTGTATAGTTTGCTTTGGTTAATGTTTCGCCATCCCAAAAAAACATTTCACCATCAGAGCAAATACCTAATTCATTAAAACTGTAATCAAATGTTACTAGATTAGAACCTCCAACATCACCTAAAACTGTAACTGTTCCATCACTTTCAATCTCTACGAGTTTTGTACCCATGACTCGATATAGTTGATTATTCCAATTTATGCCACCACGATCAATGCCTGGTCCTGTTCCATTTGCAATAATTCCGTCTCCTGGTCGTAAAAACCCTGAACTAATCCCTGATTCTTTAGGTACAGGCACAAGATTAACTGGATAACTAGTACGCAGTTCTGGAGTGCTATCTACATAAATTCCATTGAGAATAGGTATCTGCATTATTTTTTATTTCTTTTAGTAATTGCTTTTGCCTTGGATTTAGCATCAGCCTTTGAACTTGCACCCCAAGCGTTTAAAGATAAAAGCAGTCTTGTAGGTTTACCATCTTTGTATTCTGGGCCATCATTACCTGCCATTCTAGCTAAGAAACTTGCCCTTCTAGGATTATCACCAGACTTAACAGGTGGCTTTAAATTCATGCCTTCAGCTTTAGCACTAGCACGACCTTTAGCGTTTAATCCACCTTTAGGGTTCTGTCCTTCTTTTCGTGCATAGGCTGGAGTTTTCATCGGTAGCCCTTAATCTTTTCTGCAATCTTTTTAGGTTGTTTTGCAAACTGTTTACCCTTGGCAGTAGCCTCACGCTTGGCTCTAGTAGTAGCTGAGTATTCAGCACTTGTTAATGCTTCTATTGCCTTTGCAGGAAGATACCTTTCACCAGTCTCTGAAGATGGTTTACCTGACTTAGTTCGCCAATCTTGAGCACCCCAATCTTTGAGGCTTTTCTGTGGTGCTTTCATTTATAGCCACCACCCTTAGCCTTATAAGTTTTAGCTAATAATTGGGCTTTTCTAGCTGACCACTCTCCAGCACCAGTTCCTTGTACAGCCTTGCCTTTGATCTTCTCAAATAACTTTTTACGCATAGTCGGCTTTGTATAGTTCCCAGAAGCATTGACTGAGGATTTTGTTGCCATTAAGCAATTACACCTTTGATGACTGCAAAACTAAATACAGGAGTTTCTGTAGTTGAGCCACCAGTAGTTCTAAAAGTAATATTAAAACTACCTGCAGCAACATTAGTCACTAGCAAATCATATAAATCTGTTCCTGATTTCTGATTAAGGATAATTACATCAGTTGCCACGACTGTACTATTTGTAACTGTAAAAGTCGTTGCTACAGTAGTTCCTGCTGCACTAAATAATGTAATCGAACCACTCGGTTTATTTATTGTTACTCCTGTGGTTCTGCTTGTAGCTTGAACTACAACAGCACCAGCACCAGTTGTATATCCTATACCGGCAATCCCTGTTGATGCTATAGTGCCACTTGTGATCAGACTTGTTCCTGTTGCTGCACCTATTGCAGGACTATTTAATACCATGTTTGTTGATGTACAAGCAGAAATATTGCCAGATGTTACTGTTCCAAGTACAGGAGTTACAAGAGTTGGACTAGTAAATGTTCCTGTAGTAACTGTTGGATTAGTGATTGTTGGTGTTGTCAATGCTGGACTTGTATTAAATACCAATAGACCTGTGCCGGTCTCATCAGTCATCGCAGCTCTAAGATTAGCACTAGATGGATTTCCCAACCAAGATTGAATGCCAGTTGCAAATATAAGAGTAGTGTTTAAAGCATACCAAGAGTTTGTTGCTTGATAATATCTAATTGCAAATGCTGATCCTGCAGCTAATGTAGTTACAGCACCATAGATTGCAGTTGCACCATTTAAAGATATTGCAAATGTCGTAATCTCTTGCGTAGATGTTATTAATACTTCTGTACCATCAGGAACACCTGTATTCAAAGGTAGTGTAATTGTGCCACTTGCTAATGTTCCAGCAGGTTGTAAGAGCATCCATTGCTGATTACTTACTGGAGTTGGTACTGTGATATTAAAACCAGCAGTAGGTACAAATAAATTAACTGCAACTGTTGGAGAGGCAAAACTTTGTTGGAAGAATGTTAATAGACTTCCGATCGAGGTTCTTCTTGCATCCCCATTGTTCGGTGAATATACAGGTAACTGATCTCCACTTGAAATCGTACTAAGTACAGGAAGTTGATTGATTGTTGGCATGATTATCCTTAATATTCTAATGGGCCATCTGGCCCTGCATCTACAGGGAAATATGGTGGTCTTACGAATGGATTGTCGTAGACTCTCCAAGGTTTATTTCCTGCACCTGCTGGCATAGTCGCTGGCAGTTGTTTCTCAAGTGGGAATGTTGCTCGTTGTAACAAAATATCATAGCCCTGTTTTGCAGTAGCTTTGGTTTCCATCATGACTACTCTGCCATAACTAGGAGCAAGTCGTATTCCTAAACTGCAAATAATTGCTTCATACGCTGAGTCTGGTACTAGTGTTTCTTCATCTAAACTACCATCTTCAGGACTAGATGGCAAAGGGTATCCTAAACGAATGCCTTTTGCATTCCAGTCTGACATCATCGCATCAAGCCTTCTTCTGGCTGATTCGAGTTGTTCAGGTTGCATATCGAATGTATAGGATGCTAAACCAATTTCTTCTAAGGCAGCTTCTACGAATTGTCGTTTGCTATAGCCCATTACACTCCCATAGTTTCATTGATTCGATTAAGTAAGGTAGAGTTCTTCCAACGCTTATCAATTACTAGTCCTATTTTATCAGCTTGTTGCACCATTTCTTCACGAGTTGGCTCTTTTATTGGTTCTTTTATTACTTCTTGATAAACTTCAATACTTTGACCAATCGGTGATGGATGCACTTGCTTAATCAACTTGCGTTCTATTGCTTGTTGTTTTCTAACTTTACGTTTTTCTAATCTCACCTTTTGCCAAGGTGAAATAGTTTTAATCTTAGTAATTGCAGCAGACTTAATCATTTTTTCATTGGTGCTTTGCTAGGCTTACCTGCAGACTTTGCAGATTTAGCAGCCATACCTAAAGACATAGCAACTGCTTGTTTTTGTGGCTTTCCTGCTTTCATTTCCATCTTGATATTCTTAGAAATAGTTTTTCCTGAATAACCTTTTTTCATCATGACATTCTCCAAAAAGAGGAGTAGGCCAACAAGATGTCAGCCTACCCAATACATTAAGAAATACGATAAGCAATAAACGTATCTGCAGCAGTCTTGCGTAAACGGAATCTAGCTGTTGAGCCAGCCGTTGCAGCAGTTGTTGCAGCACCCACGATAGTTACACCTGTATTGACTGTAATAGTCAAAACAAATGCACCCAAAGTAATAAATGTACAATCAAATGCTTCACCGATTGCCCATTCAGTTGCTAAGTCCAGATTTGCACCTGTTGGTAGTTGAAGACTACGAGCCTGTGTTATTGTTGATGTAACGATACCAGTTAAGATATTGGCAGCAGTTGCAATCATCGAACCGCCATCAGCTATATCTGCTGGAGCACCTTGAAGTTGCCAGTTGCCATCATCACTAATTACAGGTGCTACACCTACTGCATAATTTGCACCAGATGCACCAGCTTGAATAATGACAGTAGTTGCATTTGTAAATGCAGCAGATGTGTAAGTAGTATTTTCTACTACAGACAGCAAGTCATTCGTTTCAGGAAAATTGGGATAACCAACTTCTTGAAACACGCTAGTTGGTGAATAAGACTGAACTACAATCTTCTCACCGGCTGGTACTGATACAGTCGCTGTACCTTGATTAAAAACAATGTTATAACTCATGATCGTTCCTTATGCTTGGTTAAATAACAAGATGCCAGACATCTCAGGCTGTTTATTGACCACACCGAATAATGTATCTAAACGATACTTAGTTTTCATTGTGTTCACATCGTATTGCTTCTGCATGACCAACTCGATACCTTGATCTGTAGAAGCTCGCATTACTGCAACTCCTGCATCACTTGGTACTGCATAACGACCAGGCAATATTTCTAATGCATCTTTTTGCCAGAAGCAGTTAATCGGTGCAGTTGTAGTATTCAATCTGTTGATTGTACGACCAGAAGCAGCAGTTACGATACAGTTTTGATACTGTAGTTCTGCATCAGTTCCACCTTGAGCCGAAATAATCGGAGGTGTAATAACGCAAGTCGTAGCATTTGTTACTGATACAACACGGAAAGTCTTGGAGAATCCAGTACCTTGCTTAGTGATGTGATGTACAGCTTCAACTCCTTGAATCTCAATAGCAGTTCCTGCTGGTAAGTCGGTAGTGCTAGAAACAGTAATAGTCTGGAATCGATTATCTACGTTCTGAGTCTCACCTGTTGCAGCAGTTTGAGTTGCTGTTGGAACATAGTAGTTACCTGCAGCAGCCAATGTGCTCATTGTTGGATCAGCACCAGTCGCACCAGTTAGACGATTTGCGTAGTCTAGTTTGTATGTTTCAAAACCTGCAACCATACCAACAAATGATCTTTCAAACGCTGTGTTTGACTTGTTACCTGCAAAGCTACGAGATACAGAAGCACCACCTGCACCACCGGCAATGTTACCAGCAATTCCATTGTAATCACGACTTGATAAAGCCATGTAACGATCAAAGGCTTGTACACCTTGCTCATTCATAACTGAATCGCATAATGCTACATCGTCATAGTCACCAGCAGCAGTAGAAACAGTTACAACTAATGAACCTTGAGCAGCAGCTACGTTCATGATTGCAATGTTAATATCTGAGGCTAATTTCTGTTTAGCAGCTTCACCTAAACGACCTTCTTGGAGTGCATCACGCAATTCTAGAGCATCTAGAATGAATGGCACAGACTTTTGAAAGCCTAGTGTTGCCGGTACTGAAAGCTGTGTATAAGCACCAAAGTTACCAGTCTGATCCATTCCATCATAAGACTGAGCAATATATGGCTGTGGTCGATAGATTACGTTGTTTGTACGTTCCATCATTGAACCATCTGTGTTGTATACAGATACGTTTCTTGATAATACTAAAGCATCGTTAAAGCCTTCGAGGATGTCCTCAAACGCTACACGTTCTTCTTTACTGAATGAATTACTCATTATGAGCTCCTATTGTTTATTTAGATGCTGATCGTTTTTGAGCTTTGTACTGGATGACTTTCGTCATATTACCAGTTCTCGCTGCATCTTCTCTCAGCCGTTCAAGGGTTGAATCAACTGCACCAGATGATCTGCCTGTACCAATTACGATACGTTCAGGGTTTGGTGCTGCTCTACGATTGGTCACTTTCAATTCTTTCTCCAGTTTTGCAACCGCAAAAGCAAACTTTACGGGGTCTTTGATTTCTGCTAACTCTTTAGCCTTCTTGGGATTCTTACCGAGTGC